GGGAGCTGAGGAAGTCATAGTATAAGGAGCTTGAACTACAGAACTTATACCAAAATAGACAACTAAATTGGAATCAACCGTATTGACAGCGGTACGAAAAGTGCTGTCAACCCAATAATTACCAGCAGGCAAAAGAAATTGACCATTGGCATTAATAGTAGCGTCTACAGTGTTATAGACGACAGTATTCCAAGGTATTGAAGTGTCAACACCCTCAGAAAGATTAAAGGAAGTGGTGGCGTGTACGCCAACGGGAATAGCTGCGACAGCGTTGTCAAGTTTCGGAACTAGAAAATGACAAACATATCGACATCGCAACTCCCCACATTGAGCGTTACTAATCATCCCTTGAGTAGAAAGGAATAACGCACCACTATCATAAGTTTTGATATCAGCATTGGGAGGCAAAAAAAGGGTAGACCTAATATACTTGCCTCGAGTACCATCGCGCATCAAAGAAGGAGATAGAGGAAGAGAGAATTTATTATAAGGCATAGCATCTATATGAGGATGCGTGTCCTCAACTGTCTTCTTACTAGTAGGGTTACTATCAAGACTGTCATAATCAACAGACAAAATAACCTTACCAGTAGAACCACCAGTAGCAAAACCACTCACAGTAGGAGTGTAATAATATTCTAACTTGGAGAAATAATATTTCTCGAACTGATTGGCTTGAAGAGAGAGCCAGGGAAAGGAAGCAGGCAATCCGGGATTAATAGGTATCCGGGCTGTGCCAAAAGCTACGGACCCGAATACATCTGCAATGTACTCGTCCTGAGTAACAACGGTGTCACGAGGCCTCTTAGGAGGATTAACACCGGAAGGAAACAAATTGCCAGTAGGGGACTGACGACCCATTTTACGTGGTTTACTTGGTCCACGGGGAACACGACGTCGATTAGATTCGACCGCCATGTTACGAGCTTTATCAGCAATGGATTGAGCCCTCCGCTGAGCGGGAGTAGGGCGGGTAGATGGTGTTTTCTTTTGAGACATCGCAGTAATTTATTCCGCCAACCGACCAATCGAAAATTTCCGACAAACGCGAAGTCTCAGCGCCAGAAAAGAAAGAAAAACACTCTTCTCTAGTGGGAACACCCAAAGTAATATAAGCTTTGATAGTAGGATCACTATCATCCTTATAATATTGACAATACCACTTAAGGCATGCACACATGTGGTCAAAAACAACCTCAGAACCAGATGCAGCCATGATGGTAAGGGTCCAGGCCTTACTAATACAAGCCTGAGTTTTACAACCCTTATCAAATTCGTAACAAAAAGACGCTAAAAGACGGCGTCCATTGTAAACAGGAACATAAAAACCATTCCATAAACCAATTGTGAAACCAAGAAATTCAACATCTTCAATGTCATTAGTGACAAGAAAAGGATCTAAATCGAGGTTAAACATCAAAAAAACACGTCTAAAACATTGTTCAATGACATTTATAAACTCACCATTGGTGGTATAATTAGGAATAGGGAGAGATAAGGCATTATCATCTCCAAACAAACAAGCTTGGGACAAAGAAACCAAATCGATATCTCCATCATACAAGTCAAATAAAACAAGAGCGAGTATGAAAATATGGGCCATGATATTGTCTCCAGTAGTACTCCAACTACCAGAATTATTACCAATCTTCTTTTTAACAATGCGACCATCAGGCAAAAGAAGAAAAGAAACCTGTACAAAAAGCTCCGGATTTCAGGAAACGGAGATACGTCTGGACAAAACCAACCCAGTTACCTGCCCTGAAGCCTGTCGAAGATTTTGGCGGAGGTTTCGGAGGTGGTTATGGAGGT